TGCTAAACGCGCAGGGGGCCGACGATGAGCGCTGACAGCTGCCAGCACACAACCGCCACCCACTGCACCCTGCTCCAGTGCCGGGCCCGCCCCATTCGCTGCACCGGGCGCTGTGCCTGGTACGTTGCGCGGGTGGAGGTGGCTCAGGGCTGGATGGCGGATTGGGAGATGGAGCGGGAGGAAAGGTGATGTCTGATTTGAAGATTGCGGCTTGCCCGTTTTGTGAAGGTGAGTGTGTCCTACATAAGATTTTTGACCTCGTTTATTGCAAGAATTGCAGTTATCGGGCGTCCAGAGGAAAATTCAAAAACGCCATCCGCGCCCACAACGCCGTAGCCCGTCGCCTGGACCCGGCGCGGGTGCTTAGGGTATTGGGTGGAATGAAGGGGACGCGGTTTCAAATGAGGGAACTTTCCTTTTCAAATGGAAGTTTGCGGCCAAGGCTAAATGAGCAAATCCAAACACTCGACGCATCCATGGACAAGATTCGAAACATGGCCAAGGAGCAGCGCAAATGAACATTCCAAAACTAGCGGCGTTTTTCTTCGGAGTATCTGCAGGCATGTTTTTCTCGCTGGCCATTGACTGTGCAGACCCGGATAATTTTAGAGAAACGGCTAAATCATATTGCTCCCAGAAGTGCGGGCCTGATGCAAAACCGTACCCCGCCGGGTCAAAAGACGGAAAACCGGTGTGCGAGTGCGTTGCAAGGATAACCAAATGACAAAACCCCACGACGCCTGTGTAGTCTGCGGCGATACCACCCACCCATGCACATACCCCCACGGAGCCCCCATCTGCGTCATATGCTCCCCGCCCCTACCCCCGAGCCGAATGGGCGAGCTGGCCCAGGAGCGGGCGCGGCTGGCGACCTGGGCGGATAGGTGCTGGCTGGACGCGGTGACGATGCTGGAGAGCATGGAGCGGGCGGTGGATCGGATTGAGGTTATTGATTTGGAGATGGGGAGGGAGGAGGAGCGATGAGACGAATTAAGGGGATAAGACACGTTCTCCAATCAGAAAACAACAAGTGGGTGCAATTCCCCGTCGTCGGGTTCTTCCATTGCTGGGGAGTGGACTATGAAGAGCTTGAGGGAGGACCCGGAAATCACACGGTTGCCATAGTCGAAGACGACGAAGGGCTTGTACATAAATTGGACCCGGCCGATATGGAGTTCACGGACCGTCCAGACCCACGAAAGGACCCGCCCCCATATCAACCCCCTGCATCCACACCACACCCGGCCACTGCACCCTGCTCCAATGCCGGGCCCGCCCCATCCGCTGCACCGGGCGCTGCGCCTGGTACGTGGCCCGGGTGGAGGCGGCTCAGGGGTGGATGGCGGATTGGGAGACGGAGCGGGAGGAGGAGGAATGAGCGACCCAATTAAACCGCCCCCGGAAAACGTGCGGCAACTGATCCAGCGCCGGGCCTGGCTTGTGGACCTGGAGCAGCGTTGCAGGCTGGACGCGGATAGCCATTGGCGCGAGATCCGAGACATTGATGCGGAGTTAGACCGGCTGGTGGATGAGCGCGAGGAGGTGGACCATGCTGAGTGACCGACTAAAACCAGCCCCGACCCCGCTCTGGCATCACGTCGCCTGGATCGCCGCGCTGGCGGTGCCTATGCTGGCGGCTATGGGGTGGGCTGGATGAACGACAAGGAAACCGCAGACCTGATTAGAAAATGGGTAAAGCGGAAGAATAGCGGAGGGGTGTCTCACTTTTCGTGGCCCACCGACATGGCCGGATACGAGCAGCACATTCTTTTTGTGAACCACCGCAATAACAATTGGGCCGGGGGCACCGATGCAGAATTTGATAAGTTTTGCCTGGACTATGCCGACGGATTAACCACCACCAAGGACCAATCATGACCCCCCAACCCTACACCTACCGCCACGGCGCCAGAATCCCGGTGACCTGCCCCCGCTGCGGCGACTGGATGTGCATGGGCACACACCAGGATTCCAACAACGTCCGGCGCCACATGCCGATCTGCCCCCCGTGCGGCATCACCACGCCCACCAGGACGGACATGGACGAGGCGCTGGCCGAGGCCCGGCGGATGGCCTACGGACGGATCTCGGGGCGGGTCGGGCGCATTGAGCGGATTTTGGGATGGTGGTGGGGCGAGATGTGGAGGTGTGTTTAACGTCGTAATTCCGCCCGGTTTGCTCTGCCTAAAATAAATCTCACTTTTCTTTGATTGGTATGTTGACTTTCAACATAGATGGTTCATGATGCTCCTATGCCAAACACCCCAGAAAAGCACGCCGCAAACTTCTACCTACGCCGGGACCTAACGGCACGGGTTCGGCGCGTTGCCGAAGCGATGGACGTTTCATCCTCCAGCGTGGTGGCCATGTGTTTGGTCGCTGGACTCCCGACGCTCGAATACATGGAGGGGAAGATTTCAGACAATGCGAAGCGAGAATTGTCAAAAGAGTCAGGCCGATGAAAAGTTATAACCAATTTCTAATGGGCAAAACCCACCTATCCGGCGAGTATGGATTTGCGCCGGAATGGATGCCTGACTTTCTATATGATTTCCAGCGCAACTTGTTGGATTGGTCCGTAAAAAAGGGACGGGCTGCAATATTTGCAGACTGTGGACTTGGCAAAACCCCGATGCAGCTGGCATGGGCTGAGAACATCGTCAGGCACACTAACAAGCGAGTACTTATCCTTACCCCGCTGGCTGTGTCGTTTCAGACTCAACAAGAGGCCGAGAAGTTTGGAATTGATGCCAGGGTGTGCCGCGATGGTGACGTGTCTGTCAGTTCAAAGATACTCATAACGAACTATGAGCGGCTGCATTATTTCAATAGTTCTGACTTTGCCGGAGTAGTGTGCGATGAGTCATCCATCCTTAAGAACTTCGACGGGGCAACGAAGTCAGCCGTGACTGAGTTTATGCGGATGTTGCCTTACCGGCTGCTTTGCACGGCAACGGCGGCGCCAAATGATTATATCGAGCTTGGAACATCCAGCGAAGCACTAGGCGAACTTGGATTTTCTGACATGTTGTCAAAGTTTTTCCGCAAGACGCAAAAGACGTACACACGCCGTGATGAACATCGCGGAGGTCTTTATCAGCTACGCGGCCATGCTACTCAGGACTTTTGGAAGTGGCTATGCTCATGGGCCAGGGCTGTGCGGTCTCCGTCGGACATTGGATATGATGATGGTGCGTTTGAGTTGCCGCCCCTGACGACTAACCAGCACATAGTGAAGGCGTCCACTCGCCTTGATGGGTATCTGTTTGACCTGCCAGCGGTAGGGCTACATGAGCAGCGCCAGGAGCGCAGACGCACCCTTACAGAGCGGTGCGAGATGGCCGCGTCACTGGTTGCGGATACTGGCAAGCCTGCGGTCTGCTGGTGCCACCTAAACGACGAGGGCGACTTGCTCGAAAAGTTGATACCAGGCGCGGTTCAGGTTGCCGGAAGGCACAGTGACGAGCAAAAAGAGGAGCGGTTCAAGGCGTTCAAATCGGGCGAGGTTCGCGTTATGGTGACCAAGCCCAAGGTAGGAGGATTCGGGCTCAACTGGCAGCACTGTGCCCATCAGACATTCTTCCCGAGTCACAGCTTCGAGCAGTGGTATCAGGCCATCAGAAGGTCGTGGCGGTTCGGTCAAAAGAACCCGGTAACCATCGACGTGGTGTCATCGGAAGGAGAACAAGACGTACTCGAAAACCTGCAAAGAAAACAGGTCGCAGCCGACGAGATGTTTTCAAACATGGTTGCAATGATGGACCAGGGCATGAAAGTAAAATCCACTCCATACGGAGGGTCCGTTCAGAAGATACCTAAATGGATGTTGACAGGGTAGAGAACGGCATGGTATAGAAGGTGAATGGACATAATTAAATGCAAATGCCACTGGTGCGGAAAAGACTTAGAGCGCAGGAAACAATCAGTTAGCGTCAAAAACCACTTTTGCAATAACAAGTGTAAGGGGGATTATCAGCGCACGCTCAAACCTGTTTCAAAAGAATGGCTAATTGAACACTACATAGATAAAAAAATGAACACATCTCAAATAGGCAAAATTGTACGCAGGGACCCAAAATCTGTATGGAATTGGCTTATTGATTTTGGAATACCAACGAGACAAAGGGGTGGAAGCAAGGAAAACCCGCTACCTCAATGGTTTGTGAAAGGTGAAAAGAGTTTGTTTGAGGGGAGAAAGCACACCACTGAAACAAAAAAGAAACTAAGTGATATAGCCAAAGCTTCAGGGCGTGTTCCATACGACCCCAAAGTTGGGTCATACATGAAAGGAAGATTCGGTGAAAACCACCCTAATTGGAAGGGCGGTGTTACTGCAGAGCGACAGGCTTTTTATGCTTCTGCCCAGTGGAAGGAATCATGCAAGGATGTATGGCACAGGGCAGACGCGAGATGTGAGAGATGTGGGAAGCACCACAACACGGAAGAAAGTCGCGGTCAATTCCATATACACCACATTGTTTCATTTAAAATAAGAGAACTGAGGGCAGATATAGATAACCTTGTATTGTTGTGTATGGACTGCCACCACTACGTACACAGTTCCAAAAACTCCAACGGCGAATTCATTAGGAGAGATAAGAATGGACGTAAATGACCAAACCATAACCGACGAATATGCATTGTATCATGGTGATTCGTGTGAAGTTATGCCTACGCTACCAAGTGAATCAATCCACCTTAGTATATACTCACCCCCTTTTTGCGGTTTATATAATTATTCGTCAAGCGAGCGTGACCTTAGCAACTGCCGGTCCTATGATGAATTCTTCGAGCACTACGAATACGTGGTGAGTGAGTTGTACCGGCTGACACTTCCGGGCCGGTGTACGGCTGTTCACTGCATGGACATTCCCAGGACAGGGTGCAGGCTTGGAGGTGGGTTGACTGACTTTCCCGGTGACATCATCAGAATGCACGAGCGGCTAGGGTTTATGTACTCGGCCCGATACCATGTGTGGAAAGAGCCGCTAGGTGTCAGGCTCCGCACCATGTCCAAGGGGCTGGCGCATAAGCAGATTGTTGACGACTCATCGCTGTGCGACGTTGCCAGCGCGGATTACCTCTTGCTTTTCACAAAGTCAGGGGAAAACACCGTGCCAATCACGCACCCGTCCGGGCTGGAAAGGTACGCCGGGTCGCGCCAGATGCCTGCCGAGTTGTTGAAGTACAAAAACTGGACAGGAAAGCAAACCGAGAACCGCTACAGCCATTGGATATGGCGACAGTACGCCTCTGCCTTCTGGGACGATGTCCGCATTGACCGCGTTCTGCCCTACAAGGAAAGCAGGGATCCCGACGACGAGCGCCACGTCCACCCGCTCCAACTGGACGTTATTGAGCGCACAGTTGTACTCCGGTCAAACCCTGGAGAGGTAGTGTTCACGCCGTTCATGGGCGTAGGGTCCGAGGTGTACGGGGCCGTCCAGAATGGGCGCAAAGGGGTAGGGGTTGAGCTTAAAAACTCCTATTACCAACAGGCCGTGCGCAACTGTGAATCGGCCAGCCATGATTACAAAATGGAACAGCAGCCCCTGTTCGCCGGGCTGGACCAATGACCCGGGATGACGCCATCGCCATCGTGTGCGCTGAGATAGACCGCGCCACGGCCACGTGGAAAGGTTGGCCGTCTGACCCTGTCCATGCTGCTGGTGTGGTGGCAGAAGAGGGTGGCGAACTGCTCAAGGCTGCGATGGATTACACGTACACATGGGGCGACAAGGACCACATGCTAACCGAGGCCGTTCAGACCGCCGCGATGGCCATCCGGTTCGTCGTCGCGTTCCAGGCTGGCCACTACGAGCGGCGGCGGGATGATTTACCGGAGGTGGCACAATGACCGACCGCCGCCAGTATCACCGAGACTACTACCTGCTCCAGGTCCAGCCCCTGGCCCCGCTGCTATGCCCGTGCGGCTGCGGCCAGATGTTCACGCCCCGGACCCGGCAGCAGGTCTATTTCAACCGGGTGCATAAATGCAGGGTCCATAACCGGATCCGGCGGATGAGACCACTTAAGCGCGACCCCTCCGCTCCATGACACAGGGAGTGTTGCAGCTGCCGACAACGCCAATGGTGGCGGGCAGCAACGGAGCGGGGGGTTTTTTGATACCGAAACCACCACCAGGGCCACGGCCCGCAACCAGGAGAGAGACCATGAACCCCGACGAGAACACCAAGCCCGAAGCCCCCACCGGCACGGCCCCGACGCTGCGGATCAACGTAGAGGTGCAGCGGACCAGCCACCCGAAGATCTACCGCATCGGTGAGACCCTCTGCCACGGCAAGGCCGAGGTCAGGGTGGCGCTCAAC